AGCCGGCTCGGATGGGAGCCATGGAAAGCCATAGCGCAGCGGCAGAATGGTGCGAGCGGGTCACCGGTTACAGCATTGGGCGTCCGTCGCCGCAGCTCTGAGCGCGAGAGGCCTAGGACCGGCTAGTCGGTAAGCCTGGAGCAACCTGGCGCCCATATGCCGTCGGCCTCTCCATCAGCTGGCAGCCGTGATGCTCCTTCCCGAACTCGCGACCGATCCGCTCCCGCCCGAGGCCGCAGAGTGGAGAAAAGCCTTCGGTGCCCTGCGCCCCACCTCCTCACCGTGCCGCTATCTCGGCGCCACTGCCTGGGCGAACATCCACGAGGCATGCACCGATTTCATCGAACGCTTCGGTGTCGAGGCCGTGCGCTTAGGCTGGACCGCGCCGCAGATATTCGGCGTCCACCCCCAGCACGGTACGTTGCGCATCGACTGGTGCGGGGTGATGATCACCGGAGGACATAAGGCGATCGGCATCGAGCCGAACCGGATCCTGTTCGGCAATGTGAGCGGCTACCGGAACACGCCCGGCGCGCCGACCGGCATCCCGATCTGGGAGTTCGCCACCAAGCGATAGGTGCTGAACTCAGGCGATCGCAACAGGCAACTCATCAACCTGCGTAGTGTAGCGGGGCGTCCGCATCTCGAACTTAGTCGCCCATGCGCGCCGCTGCTGTGCCAGCCCGGCCCGAGCCGGCACCACGCTGCCGCGGCCGAACCGGGCGTTGCAGGCGTCCAGCGCGCCCATGAGCCGACCGGCACGCTCGCGGTCGAGCCGACCGATCAGCGCCCGCTGCGAAGCCGCCAGCGGCACGAGATCGACCGTCACCACGCCGGCCTTCGAGTAGCGCCAGAGCGGGCTACCCTGCTCGCGCCAGGTGCGGGCGACGCCGTGCAGCGCCGCGGGGATCAGCGCCAGCGTATCGTTGGTCGCCTCCGGCAGCGTCACGACCGTGGAGACCGAACGCATGGGCTCGCCGCGGTCGTGTTCGCTCGTGTGATAGAAGACGGTGATGTGGCCGGTGCCGAGCCCTTCGCGCCGCAGCTTCTCGCCGAGCCGTGTCGCGTGAGCGGCGACCGCCTGCTCCAGCTCGGCTCGCTCCGTCACCCGGCCGGAGAACGAGCGCGTCACCGCGCAGCCCTTGCGCCGAGCAGGCACGAGTTCAAGCCCGAGGCAGGACACGCCCCGCAGTTCGTGGATCATGCGCTCGCCCACAACGGTCAGGGCCTTGCGTACCGGCCGCGGATCGATGTCACGCAAGTCCGCCACGGTGTCGATGCCCATGGCCTCCAGCTTCGGCAGCGAGGCACGACCGACGCCCCACAGCTCGCCGACGTGGATGCGGCAGAGCCAGTGCTCGTAGGCCGTCGGGTCGGTTAGGTCGCAGACGCCTTCGAGCTCCGGCACCGTCTTGGCAATGTGGTTGGCGAGCTTGGCGAGCGTCTTGGTCGGGCCGATGCCGACGCAGGTCGGGATGCCGGTCCAGGCTCGCACCGTGGCGCGGATGTCCCTGGCGAGCGCCACACGGTCCCGGCGCACGAAGCCGGTTAGATCGAGGAAGCTCTCGTCGATCGAGTAGACCTCCACGTCGGGCGTGGCGTCGCGGTAGATCGCGTTGATGCGCGCCGACATGTCCCCGTACAGAGTGTAGTTCGAAGAGAACACGCGCACCCCCTGCGCCTCGCAGAAACCGCGGATCTTGAAGTAGGGGTCGCCCATCTTGATCCCGAGCGCCTTGGCCTCGGGGGTGCGGGCGATCGCGCAGCCGTCGTTGTTCGAGAGCACGATCACCGGGACGCGGGCGAGTTTCGCGTCGAACACGCGCTCGCACGAGCAGTAGAAGCTGTTGCCGTCGATCAGCGCCAGGGCGCGGCCACCGCCGATTCGATCGCGTAAGCGTGCTTCGGCGCTACTCATCGGCCTTGGCCAGCGCGGGCGACGTGCCAGCGGATGGTGAAGCGCACCACGCCCCACACGTTGACCTCAGCGAGTTCCTCGAGGGCGTAGACGGGCAGTTCGGCATTGTCGAAGGAGAGGCGTGCCGTGTTGCCCTCGACCACCATGCGCTTGATCGACATCTCGCCGTCGACCGCCGCCACGACGACGCTGCCGTGCATGGGCTTGAGGCTGCGATCGACGCAGGCGAGATCGCCGTCGAAGATCCCGGCATCGCGCATCGAATCGCCCGCGATGCGCCACAGGAAGGTGGCCGGCGGGTTCGGCACGAGCCAGCGCGGCAGCTCAAGGGCGCCCTCCAGGAAGTCGTCGGCGGGGGAGGGGAAGCCCGCGCAGAGGGCTTGGCCCATCAGCGGCACACGAACTGTGGAAAAACTCTCCTGTGGTAGCTCTGCGACCGTGTGCAGCCTCACCCGAGCCCCCATCTGCGATAGAACAGATGAAGAACAAACAGCACGTGCGCCGCTGGTTCAATCGGCTCCTTGCGCCAAGCGCAAACGGCTGTGTGCGCCTGTGGATAACGGGGATGGAGGGGTGATGATGATGTCGCAGGAGCGCTGCCACTTCCACTGCACGGACGGCCTCGATGTCGTCTTCGACCTGCAGGGACGCGCCGTCTCCGACGAGGACCTGCGCCCGGTCTGCGCGAGCGTAGCGGCTGAGCTGATGCAGGGCTGTGCGGCGCCAGTGGATTGGTCAGCCTGGATCGTCGACGTGCACGACGCCTACGGTCAGCACGTGATGACGTTCAGCTTCGACGAAATCGCGAACGAGGTCGGCATCCGGCCGGCGCTTGCAGCCTGAGGAGAGCACCATGGCCATGAAGACGACGTTCCTGGTCCAAACCTTCGTGCTCAAGCGGAAACGGCTCGTCCCCGGAGACCGACAGGTTTCGACGACGAGCAGTGCAGCGCTGAAACGAGCCGAGGCCATGGCCGCCCGCATGCCGGGCACGGCCGCCCTGCAGATCGTGGCCGACGACGAGACGGGCGAGCTCGAGAGCGCAACGATTCTCGGGCAGTTCGGTGATGTGCCTGACGACTTCGCTGAGAGCTTGCAGGCGGCGTGACCATGCGCACCATCGTTGAGATCGACAACGGCAGCGCCGCGGCCATCAGCGACGGCGGCAAGGATCTGGCGGACCTCCTAGCCCGCGCGCTCATGACGGGAAGCGACGCCGCATGGGACAAGCTGCGACCCTGCGGGATCAAGCGCCTCGTCGAGCGGCACCCGACCGAGCCGGCGAAGGTTGTCGTCGGCGAACGCGAGATCTCGGTCCGGTAGGAGCATGAACAGCAACGAGCCCGAACAATCCGTCGCCGAGATGCGAGGCCTGCTCCGGTTCGCGCAAGGCCTCGGCCTGGACGAGGCGACCGTGCGGGAGATCTATGAGGCCGTCGGGCGTGAGGCCATGGTGACAGGCGCCAGCGTTGACGAGCGCATGGCTGAAATCCGGAAGCGGATGCTCGCGACGGTCATCTGACAGGTGCTGCTATTGGCGGGAACAGTAATGCTCACGTTAAAGTTGTTCCTGGCCGATCGGCTGCAATAGCGCTTAAGCTCTCGGACTCAGGCATGTTCCTATGGACACTCCAAACGCACTACCGAAGCGTGTGACCGAGCAGGACCGTCTTGTTGGACAGCGCATCAAGATGCTGCGCCAGTCCAAGGGAATTTCGCAGTCTGTGCTCGGCAGGGCCCTCAGCGTGACGTTCCAGCAGATCCAGAAGTACGAAAATGGCGTGAATCGTGTTGGCGCCAGCCGCCTGAGCGAGATTGCGCGGGTACTTGAGGTACCTGTCTCGACCTTCTTCGAGGAAGGGGGCGGCTTGGTCGAGCAGGGCCAGAAAGAAGCGTTCGAGTTCCTACGCGTCCCGGGGGCCGTCGATCTGCTGAACGCCTTCATCACGATTGAGGATGACTGGCTACGCCGTGAGGTGTTGGCCCTCGTTCGCAGCGCGGCTCGCATGGAGCAGGATCAGGGCGCCTGAGCCCGCCGAGCGACGAGTGCCCGGCCCAGGCGCGTCGAGGTAATGGAGATTTCCACGGCTCGGGTCACGAAGCCAAGCGAGGCGAACCGGGACGACCGCATGGCCGAGGTGCGGAAGCGGATGCTCCCAGCGGTGGGACTGGCGCGAGCCTGAAAATAAACCTCACAGACAAGCTGGACGGGTTATAGGTCGTCTCGATCTTCCGCGTCAGCAACAGCGAGACCGATAGGCATGAGCCGGGCCGATCAGCAAGACCGTCATGAAAGGTGGGTCGACGTTCACGGTGCCGATGGTCACCCGGTCGAGCCGTTCCACGGCTGGGCGGCCCGCGGCATGTACGACCTCGGCGGCGAGCTGCGGTTCGTCGGCCTCGCACATCCGCCGTCGCATCGCGCGGGCTGGCTCGTTGATCGGGGTGGGGCTTTCGCTGGGGACTCGGGCGCCCTCATCGCCGAGCCAGCAACCTTTGCGGGCAGAGTCTTGGGCCGTGATGCGGTGACTTCGATCGTGTCGGCTTTGGCGGAACCGACCTATACCAATCACGCGATCAACCAACTGTCCGAGTTGCACCGTTTCGACGCGGCGGCAGCCGAAGCGCTCCTTGGAGGCGTGGACCTCTTGGCCGACGCGCAATTCGTAGATCTCCGACGGTACCGCGATGGCGCGCTCATGGTGCGCGGCGAGGACGTCATCCACGTCAGCCGCCATGGCGCCCTGGCAGCGCTTGAGCATTATGGCTGGGACTTCGAGACGGCGGTCGCGCTCAACGGGATCAAGCTCCCCGCCGCGTTCCCCGACGATCGCGAGGTGGTGCTGCGGCACATCCCGCTGACGCTGCCCCAGGAGAAGTCGCCGCCCTTCTTCCTGTGCCACGACGGGAAGCAGTGCTTTTTCCGGACGAGCCTTGCGCACCCCGGAGCAAGGACCGCCGAGCAGGGCATCGTCTATTTCCCTGGCCGGAACCTCGTCTTCCACGGCAGCGATGACCCGCAATGGATCCGCGGGATAGTTCAGCGGGTTACGGCTCAGTACCTCGCGCTCCTGCTCCAGCTCAGCGGGTCGGAGCGGGTATCCCTTACGAAGAAGCCGGAGGGTGTGGCGATCATTCTCGCCGGTCGGGATGGGGGCCGCCACTTCGGGCACGCGATAATCGACGAAATGCAGGCGCTGGATCGGATGCTGGAGGTCGAGGCCAAAGGTCCGCTGCCGCGGGTCTATTACAGCACCACGCAGGGCGGCTCCGATCTCTACGGACCGATCGAAGAGCTGTATCCCGAACTCGCCGGGCGCGCGGCCGCGGTCGAAACTCCGATCGCCCTGCTACGCGCTGCCCTGGCTGATGCGACGCAGCCCGTTCACGTGAGCGGTCGTCTCGCGCTCAAAGCGACGCGAGACCGCATCCAAGCAGCCACCGCGAGGGACGCCGAGACGAGCGGGCTCGCGGAGGCGGCCGAAAGCGTCATTGCGCCCGATGGCGAGCGTCGCCCGGTGATCGCCTTCGGCCTGCGGCTGACGAACCGCCGCCCTGTGGATTTCCTCGGCTTCTACGTCCGGCTGGCTCAGTCCCTGACCGAGCGCTTCGGGCCGATCGTCGCCGTCTTCGACGGCATCAACGCCTCCAGCCCAGGCGGAGAAGCCGCCGCAAAGCTCTACAGTTCGGGCGCCATCATCGGCCAGAGCATCAGCGCGGGTAGCAGCGAGATCGCGACGGAACTCGCCTTCGTCGAGGACTTCATTCGTGAAGTGGCCGAGATGCCGATCACCGTTGTGAACTGTGTGGCGACGCCGATCCGGCACAACCTGTTCTGGCTCTCCCGCTGCGACTTCACGGTGTCGCCGCTCGGGGCCGGCTTGGCGAAATCACGCTGGGCGAGCAATGTCCCCGGCTACGTTTTCGCCAGCCGCGCCAACCTGAAGCACTGCAGCGCCTACGACATTTATTCGAGCGACGTGTGGATGGAAGAGCCGTTCACGGCCCTGCACTACAATGCGCCGGAAGATGTTCTCGATGAGGGTGGAGCGGAGCAGAATTATTCCGACTCCTTTATACCCTGGCCCATCAACTTTACCTTCCGAGACGAAGCCAGGACGATCGCCGAAATTGTGTCTTTGATCGAAAGGGCCGTGCCTGAATATATGCAAAGACAACTCGACCCAGCGTGAATTGAGGCCCGTTGCGGCACTGGCTGCGCGGGCCTCAATCCTCCTATCGCGCAGGTTTATGACAGAATCGCCCGGCCATTGACCTCAGCGGCTTTGCGCCTGATGCTTTCTGCCAGCGTCGAAGGCACATCACGCCGAATTTCATCCGCGTCGGACTCGATCATTTCTAAGATGCGTTCCATCGCGAAAAATATTGTATCGATTTTTCCAGACATCACCGAAAAGACACGACCGTTTCTCCCAACGTAACAACTCCGGTCATCGCTATTACCAACCGGTTTTGTTTTGGTTGATAGCTGCGGGCCAATAAATTCGAACAGCTCTGTGAACTGCGGCACATTCTGCCGCGCCTGCTCGATCATCAGCTTTCTCTTGCCGGCCACAATCAATCCATCTACCGCGTCAAGCGCACTCCTGGCCGCTTTCGAAGTTTCATATCGCCCAAGAGGAGTGTGCGGAACGCTTGAAAGCGTATAGATCGTATCAATCTCTGTCGGGTATATCGAGTAAAGTGGGCCGTCTACGAATGTAACGGCCGGCATCCCAGGCCGCCCCTCGAAATACAGCAACAGCGTCGGCTCATAATATGTTGGGGTCTGGACTTTGCTAAAATGCCCCCATGTTGCATCAATCAAATAATCAAACCTTCTACCGTTCACCGATACATATCTCTCCGCCTCTTCGATCGAAGCCACGGGAGAGGACAGGTTGGCAACGCCTCTAAGGTGATTTGTAAAATAGGACCTTGATTTCTCGAGCAATAGAACGCGCTCGTCCGCCGCCAGAAGGCCGTCGACATTCTGCAATTCTAGTCCGCATTTCTCGACGGTCCTGTACTTGATGCCAGTCGCCGTCATAATGAGCTTATATGTATCAAAATCAATTAGGGAGGTATCCTTTGGCACCGCATAAATGTTTTCGGAAACACTGCGGCTAAGATCGCTGTATCTTTCTACGAAGCGCGAAAATCCATCACGGGATTGTATCCTGGTCCCAGAGTGGCGCGGATAATGAAAGCCGAGATGCAGTCTGAATTGGTTGTTGCCGGACGCTTCCTGCATCAGGCGATCGTTCTTTTCGAATAATTGTACGTCGAACCCTAGAGCCAGCATCGAAGAGGCGATGTGACACCCGTACCACCCGCCCCCAATTACTGCTATACTTCGTGTCATTTTTTCCGCCACAATTGCCGTGCCTTTGAGCGCAGCGAAATGTGATAAGCTAACTTCCTCGCGGCGCGGCGGACCTCATGCCGTACTGGAGGCCCGAGCGAAAGTGGCCGAGTGCCACAGGAAGGAGCCGTCGCTCGTCGGCAAACATAAGTTTAAATCGCCTGGCTGCGATTGATCTTTGATTCAGACATGGTGGCACGCGCGAAAAAAAGCCCCGAGGCCGAAACCCCGGGGCGGTGCGTGGACAGGTGCTAATTACGGAGATCAGCGGCCAGCCGGCACCCGCATCCCTTCGAGCCGTTCGATCCTGGTCGTGAGCCGATCCTCAACGCGGCCGACGCGCGCGCGCACGGCGTCAACCTCCCGCTCCTGCATCCGCCAGTGCACCTCGTGCTCGGCACGGCTCACCTGCGACCCGGCAAGCGCCTCGATCCGCTTGTCGGACCGATCCTGCAGCAGCAGCAGCGCGCCCTTAAGGTCCGCCTGTCCGTCCTTGATCGGATAGTAGGCTAGGCCGCCCACCACCGTCAGAACGCCGACGGCGGTGCCGAGCGCCGACCAGATCACGCCCCATGGGGTCTGTCCGCGCTTGTCGATCTTGTCGCCCAGCGCCGTGACACCCTGCGCGAGGTTGCTGAGCGCGGCACCGAAGCCGTCGAGGCGCGTCTCGTTGCGCTCGAGGCGAGCCTCGATGTTGCTCAGTCCAGAGGGCGGGGTTGTCATGGCATTCGGGCCTCAGGGGAGGGTCAGCGAGCGAAGGTGGCCCGCACGTCTTCGATCCAGCGCACGGCACGCTCGCCGCACGCGGTTTTGGCTCGGTCGAGCACCTTCGCCTGGCCGATGATCCGCACCACGTCGGCGCGGGTCAGAGCGCGGTCTGGGATCTCCGGGAACGAGCGGCGCAGGCACGGGCCCACGTCTTCCGGCGGCATCGGCAGCGTGATCCGGATGTCTGCACCGAGGCGCGGGTCGACCGGCGGCAGATCAGAGGTCACGCAACCGGCGAGACAGGTCGCGAGGCAAGCACTCGCGAGCAGCGTCGAGACGCTTTTCGGCATGGTCGAGGAGATCCTTCAGCTTCGCCTTTGAGGCATGTTTGGGCGCCGGCAGCAGGACGTGAGCCGTCAGGCGGATCGTCCACTCGCCCGAGGGCACCGGCCAGAGCCGGATGCCACGATCGAAGTAGGAGAAGGCGCACGGCCGCGAGGGGCCGGCCGGATCGTCGAGGCGCTCGATCTCGGTCTCGGGCATGCGCCGGAGCACCGCCGTCTGTTCGCTCTCGATCAGCACGGCGCTGTCGATCGCGAGGAGGTTCGGGATCTCGTCGCGGTCGCCGCGCACGTAGAGATCGGTTCCGGGCGTGGTCTGGAACGTCAGCGAGCGCTCGTTGAAGAAGAACCGGACCGGCTGGTAGTGCCGGATCGCCCGCTCAACCGCCTTCGCGACCTGCGCGCCGAGATCCGCCCGCTCGATGTCGTCCTCGATTTCCGCGATCAGCTCGGCGAGCGTCGGGCGGCCCTGATTGTCCGGCATCGGCGTCGCTCGGCTGTGGCGGGGGCGGCGACGGCGGGGCGCTGGGCTCCGCCGTCAGGACCGTGGCGGCTGCAAGATGCAGCCACGCGAGGGCAGATATCAGCCGTCGTTGTTCGGGACGTAGAAGAACACGAGGGTCGCGGCGCCCGCGGCCGGGGCGCCCGCGATGGTGCCGTAGAGCGTGGTGTCGGCCGCGAGCGGGCCCTTCAAGGTGGCGGTGTCGGGACGCTTGGCGCCCGCCGCGGTGACGGCGGAGTCGGCCGCAGCGAGAATGTCGTTGCCACCCGAGGCCGAGCCGACGAAGAGCGAGGCGCCGGCCGAGAAAGCGGTGGTGACGAGGACGAGCGCCGCGGTGATGATGGCGCCGGCCGGGATCGAGGCCGGCATGACGAAGGAGCCGTTCGCGGCGACGACGGAGGCGCGGACGTAGTGGACTTCCTGCTCGCGGTACTCGCGGGCAGCCGGGTTCACCGGGGGGACGTTGGTGGCCATGGTGGGCCCTCTCTCAGATCAGAACGGAAGAAGGCGCGCGGAGCCGAAGCCCCGCGCGAGGTTCATTCGGGCGGGGAGGGCCGCTTAGGCGTCGGCGGGCTTGGCGTAGGTCGGGATGACCACGGTGCCGAAGTCGTCGCCGTTGTAGGTCGTCTTCTTCAGACCCCAGATCGCCCAGGCCGAGACCTCGAGGTTCCGCTTGTGGTCGAGCAGTTCCTCGTTCCAGCGGTAACGGGTGTCGCCGCCGGCCTTGCCGTAGGCGATCGTGGCCGCCTGCGCGCCGAGCAGGACCGCGCGGCGGGTCAGCGGAACGGCGGTGGTGCCGTCGGCCGAAACGCCGGGGGTGATGTCCTGCGCCTCGCGGAGGATGACGCCGTTGTACTCGCCGAGCGCACCCGAGAAGATCGGGGACTTGCTCGACTCCATGCCGGCCATCGCCGCCTTCTGGATATCGAGCCACTGGCCCGCGGCGGTGTTGGTGCGGAGCGAGGTGACCTGCTCCGAGGCGAGATAGAGGATGTAGAACTTCTTCCCGTTCACCACGACGGGGCGGATCATCACCTTCTTGCCCTGGCCGCCCGTCTTGGCGAGTTCGACGGCCTTGTCGATCAGGTCGAGGGTGAAGATGTCACCGGCCACGAGGGCGGCGTCGTTGGCGCGACCGTTCGGACGCAGGATGCGGCCCTGCGACGGCGCGGTCACCACGTTGTTGGCGGTGAACTTCTTGCCGAACGGGTTGGCGTTGGCCGGGGTGAAGCCGCAGACGTGGTTGAAGAACGAGACCGTTTTGCGGGTCTGGAACCAGTCGGCGAGGCCGGAGCGGGCCTGCTCACGCAGGTTGAAGGGCACACGCTGCTGATCGATCGTGTTCTCGGACTTCACGCCGACGACGTGGCCGAGTTCGTCGATCGTAACCTTGTCGGAGTTGGTGCCGAGCTGCTCGCCGTTGCCCTCGGCGACGTCCGAGGACGAGAAGCCGGCGCCCTTGAGCTGCATGCGCAGGCCAAAGGTGACCTGGTCGCCGTTGCCCTTCTTCGTCTCCTCCTTTTCCTGGATCACGGAGGCGTCGGACTTGCCGATCAGGGGGTCGATGTCGATGGACTTGTTGGCCTCGACGGCGAGCTTCTTCGACCAGAGCTTCACAGCCATCGGGTCGTTCTGCGCGAACGCGGTGTACGTCATGGGATTGGCCTCTAAGGGCTGGGATTCCGTTGGGGAGGGTTCATGCGGGCGTGCCGTCGCCGCGCGGACGGAAGCCGGGCCCCAGATGACCGTGGGGACGGTGTGACGGGAGCCGATACGGGGCTCAGCCGGAGGCACTGACGCGGCGATGGGCGGATCGGGTGACGTCCGATCAGGCGAAGCGGCATGCGTCGTCGCGCCAGGGCCGCAAGCGGCTGGCGTGATGATGGTGCCGAAACTGGTGAGGTGCCGCCGACGGGGCTGTGCCCGCACGTCTCGCGACGGATAGTCCTTGGGGCTGTTTTGCCCGTCGGGTCAAGGGGACGGGCAAAACGATCCGCGACCTTTCACGCGGAAGTGGCGAGTACAAGTCACCCTGCTACGCCCGTAATGCGCGTAAGGAGAGTTGCGTGGCTTACACAAACCAGTGGAGTTAGCCCGGTTTAAGAAGCCCAAGCGTGCATCACGGCTGGAGTCGAACGATCTGAACGGGGGTCGCACCGCTGTCAGTTCGGCCAAACCGCTCCTCGATGAGGCCGGACGTGCAAACTCCCATCGCGGGAGAGCTCATTAAGCAAGGCGGGATAGGAATGGGCATCAACGGACGGGCATCTAGCTGACATTCACAGCTGTGATCGCCAAAGCGATATGAGCGCAAGATGGATTTCAAAGAGCTGCCGGTTAATGGACAAGCATTTGAACAGCTCGTTCGCGAGCTGCTATTCAGCCTTGGCCTACATGTTGAGTGGAGCGGTCGTGGGCCCGACGGAGGGCGCGACCTGCTCTGTCGGGAAACTCTTGTCGGACGTTTCGCGTCACAGACCCGGACCTGGCTCGTGCAGTGCAAGCACAAAGCGCATAGCGGTGATAGTGTCGGAGTAGGAGATCTGGATGATATTGTCTCGTCCTGTATCCAGCATAGCGCGACAGGGTATATCCTTGTCTGCTCGACACAACCTTCTTCTGGGGTTGTAAATCGCCTCGAAGGCATATCGAACAACGCTCAGAATAATATATCTGCCGTTTATTGGGATGGCGTTATGATCCAGCGGTTATTGTCTCAGCCACGTCAGTGGGCGATAGCTCAACGGTTCATGCCGCTATCTTGTGGTGAGTGGCAGGTCTATGCAACAGAAGCGCCAAATGATTTCGTCGCCCACTATAAAGGTTATGTATTCCATCTAACCAATCGGATTGGTTCTACTGTGGGCCACCACCTTCCGAGCATTTCCGCGCGAATATCAGACCTCGAAAATATAAAACTCCCAGAAGGGCATTTTATTCGCCCCAGAGCCGTGCACTTTGATGATAAAAATGGCGGTTATAGGTGGTACATAGACTATATGCGCCCACATAATGAGCCCATATTCGTATCTCGGGCCAGGTTTCTAGAGATCCTCAAAGACGGCTGGGTGCTGGATGACGGGCAAATTTATAGCTGGGATATCAATTTTGTGAAATACTTTGGAAGCAGTGATCATTATGATAGAGATCACTACGATTATTATACAAGGTATCTACCTAATTACTTGGGAGGAAGCTCTCGTGAATCAGATTCCGATCATCAGGAGTACTGGGCAACTTACCAGGAAGCCGAGGCACTCGAAGCTGAACACAAGGATAAGTCGAAACTTTCCTTCGAGTTGATGACTGAGTCGTTTCGCAAAGTGCCTTACCTCCGAGTTGTCCGAGCAATCAACTGTAATCCTGAAGCGCTTCCACGATTTGAACGCCGTTTTGATTGGTCCGATCTCGCCAATGAACTTGATGTTGATACTGATAATATTCTCATATCCACTTTGGTATTCGACGTTCTTGATCTGAATGCATTTTTAACTCTACTTTCAAAGCTTCCTAACGGCGTCGGCCGACACTTCCGTGCAGCGAGGGTATATGTATTTCTGCCCGATGAGGGTCTAGATACCGAACCGGATGAGTATCTGTTCGACGTCCGATTTTCGCTTCATCCAACTTTGCTGACAGATCTTCGCTCAGCTCGCTCCGAGTTTAACTCCTATTTTAATGAAATTCGAACGGCAGTTGAGCAAGAGGTTGATGGCGATTCATAGAGCCGCAACCTCAAAATGGCGCAGTCCGATTGCGAATATAATGTGAATATATGATGCTATAGGTAGGGAGTATTTCTTGGCGCCAGCGCCGAGCCTGAGGTCTCAAGAATGAGAAACTCAGGCTCCCATCAGGGCTTCGAGCTTGCCGGGGTTCTTGGCCGCGAACTTCTCGAAATCGGCCTCCGACATGGTAGCCAGCATTTCGAGCGTCATCTCGCCGGCCGGGCCACCACCCGCACCCGAGAGCGACTTCGAGACCGCCTGACCGGCAGCGATGCGGGCGTGCCGCTCGGCCGGGGTCTCGGCGGGGGCAGCGGCGGGAGCAGCCGGGGCCGGCGCCTTGGGCTGGAAGCCACGGGACTTGGCTAGGGCGAAGGCCTGCTCCGCCGGGGAGAGACCGCGCTCCACGGCGGAGCGCACGAAGGCGAGTTCGTCTGCGTTGGCCTGCGCGATCGCCTGCTGATCGGTGAGGCCGTAGAGCTTCAGCTCGGCGACGCGCCCCTGCACGAGGTGCTGGTAGGCCTCGACGAAAGCCGGCTCGGCGGCGGCGTAGCGCTCGATGTCCTGCCGGTAGGCGCCGACGATGGTCCGCTCTTCCTCGGCCGCGCGGGTCTGCTCCGCCTGCTGCTTCTGCGCCTCGGTCATCTGCTGGTGACCGTTGCGGAGATCCGAAATCTGCTTCTCCAGGTACTTGGCGTACCCGAAGATATCCTCGTTCGGGTCCGGCACCGCCTCGGGCTCGGGGGCAGCTTGCGCGGCGGCCGGTGCCTGCGGGGCCTTCTGCATCGCCTCGGACAGGAGGCGGAGACGCTCGTCGCCGCGGGCGAACTTCTCGCGCAGCTCGTCGCGCTCGCGTTCGACGGCCTTCCGGCGCTCGCGCTCCTGGTGAAAAGCACCATGACGGACGAACTTGCCCTTGTTCTCCTCCGCCGAGCCTTCCTCAACCTCGGGGTCGACCACATCGCCGGGCACGGCCGCAGCGCCAGGAGCCGCCGCAGCAGCCTCGGGCGCGCCGGGGGCAGCCTCGGGAGCCGGAGCCGGCTCGCCGCCGCCAGCGGGCGCCGCAGGGGCCTCGTCGCCGCGCTCGTAAGCGTCGAACATGGCCTGCTTTTCGGGCGTGAAGGCGTCGCCGCCCAGGCTCTCGGTCTGGTCGCTCATGGTGTCCTCGTGACGTGATGGAGACGAAGGCCGGACTGTCGCGCCGGCCGGGCGAAAGGGGTCAGGCCGCGAACAGCGCGGCGGGCCCGGCGGGAGGCGCGGCCATAGCCGCCACCTGCGCGAAGCCCTCGATCTGGTCCTGCTGGGCAAGCCCGCGCTCGCGCTCGGCCTTGGCGTGCTTGAGACCGGCGCCGGCCATCATGTCCTCGATCTTGGCCAGCGCGCTCTGCACCGCGATCTGCTTCTGCTGCTCCGCCTGCGGATCGGTCGGCGCCTGAGACAGCATCTCGCGCATCTTGGCGGTGAAGCTGTCCGGGAACGGCGAGTAGGGCAAGATTTCGAGCAGGACCTGCGGCGTGATCATGTCCCGGATGATCGGGAGCACCTGCACGAAGGTCGCCCAGACCCGTTCCTGCTGGTTCGGCGACGAGGGCGCCTCGTCGATGATGACGTCATATTTGCCGGCCGTGCGATCGCGGAGAA